GCTTGGGAAGCTGGCGTTCTACCGCTGAACTACGCCCGCGCTCACCTGAAAAGTCCTAGAACCAAAGGGTTTGGGGTGCAAGAGGCAAATTGGCGCGAAGCGGTAAGGAAGGAACAAACGGCGCACCGTGGTAGCTGCGGGAACAAAAGTCCCACGGAAAGTCCCACGGGTGTTCACGATCGGTTCCACCATATCTGTGCCCCTCCCCTACCTTGACGTTGTCCCACGCAGCCCCCAATATGTCCAAAATGGACACCCTTGCGGCTAAGGAAGACAACGACATGGCTCAGAAGTACGCATTTTGGAACAATAAAGGGGGCACTGGTAAGACCAGCATCGCCTTCCAATCGATCAACTTGTATGCTGAGACGCACCCCGATCACCGCATCCTGGCGATAGACGTTTGCCCGCAGGCGAACCTCTCAGAGTTGATGCTCGGCGGCCTGAACAATGACGGAAGCGGTAAACTGCTCGCTCGGCAGGGTGTCGTTCCCCGCAGCAGCGTTGGCGGCTATTTCCAGCTTCGGCTACCCTCGCCCTATACGCCACCTCAGTTCCAAGCGCGTGATTTTATCACGAAGCCATCGGGGATCAATCAGAGCATACCATCGAATATTGATCTCGTATGCGGCGACCCACTTCTCGAACTGCAATCAAACGCGGTAAACACCCTTGCCAACAATCAAATCCCGGGAACGAACCCGTGGATTGCAGTCGTTGATTGGCTAAAAGATTTCATCGCTCAAATCGAAAACGAGTATGATGCCATCTTCTTCGACTGTAATCCCAGTTTTTCGCTTTACACCCAGATCGCCCTAGCTGCGTCAGATTTTCTGATACTGCCTGTTATGGCCGACGATTCTTCACGTCGCGCCATTCAAAACGCCTTCTCGCTGGTTTATGGCCTGAAATTGCCATCAGAAATCTACACGACTTTTGCGTTTGCCACCAAGCTGCGAGCTGCGGGCAGACCTCTTCCGAAGGTGCATCTAATCGTCAAAAATCGCCTTACTCAATACATGGGTGCGGCGAGTGCTTACGCTGCGGTTCTCACGGCAATCGAACGAGATGTGGCAGCCCTGATTCAAACAAATCCCGAAATCTTCAGCTTCACGACCAGCGAAGATGGTTTCGTAGAAGTACGCGACTTTGGAACGACCGGCGTAGTAGCTTACGCGAAGGGAATGCCCTTCTCGAAGGTGCAGATCGGCAAGCAGACCGTCAACGGCCACAGAGTCCAAGTTAAGCGCGACTATCTCGAAAATGCGAAAACAGCCATGGGCCATGTCGTTGCAAAGCTCTGATTTGTAATCAGGGGGTCGCGGGTTCGAGCCCTGCAGCCGGCACCAGTAATTACAAGGGGTTAGCGTTAGTTCGCTGACCCCTTTCGCTTTTCGTGGTCCCGCTGTGGTCCCAGATTCGATCGTGGTCCCGGTCCCTGACTTTCTCAGCCCGTGTGGAATGAGAATCGTTCGACGCCGCGCGTCATCCCCATCCATGAGAACGAAATAGGAACATATCCCTTTTCATCTCCGCGCGGCCGAGTCATGCTCGGCTCAATCAAACCAGCGGAGACCCCACATGACTGCGAAGACCCTCAATCTCGTGCAGCCCTTCGAACGCCAGGGCAAGCGGTTGATCGCCGGCAGGCTCATGGACTTCAAGACGCCCGAAGAGGCGACCGGCCGGGCCGAGCGGGACGCGCGGCGCTTCGTCGGCGTCGTGGCGGTTCAACAGTCTGTGGACACCGAGACAGGCGAGGTTCTGGAAGAACCCATCATCCTCGCGCGCTATGGTGAGCTGCCTCCGGAATTCGCCGAAGCGTGAGTCCTGTCAGCTTGAATGGCGTCCTCAATTCGAGTGCAGTCGCGACAGGCGTTTCTTCGCACTAGCGGAAGCTCGCGCACATCGAGACGTTGAATAGCAATACGTCCTCCACGCTCAGAGATTGACGTTACCGGGAACCTACAATCTAGTGAGGCATCATGGGAGGCGTCTGAGTTATGATTCTTGATCCTGCGCTGAAGGTCATTCAGCCCGATCATCAAATTTTTGTCCTCCATCCGGGTGATGGAAAGCGGTTCTATGATGACTTCAAGCACTTCAAAGCGGTGTTTCTGGATCTCCCTGGAGCGAACCTTGAAGCGGCACCCGATCTGGAACTCGAGGTTGTTCGCAACAGGCTTCGCATGGCTAGAGCACTCGCTGCCTGGAACCGCCAGCGCGTAAAGCCCGAACGCCCTTCCACTGATCCTGATGATCACTCTGTACAGGCAACGAAACCCGCAAGGTACATGCGTGAGGCAGAAACGCTCTACAAATTGGCGAAGCCGGGCGATCTGATAATCATACCCGGATCGGGCTACAATACGGACGTTATGTTGGCGGAGATCGTGGGAGAATTCGACCCAACCTTCACCGTCCGTCCCGGCAGATACCTTGACCCAGTGCAGGCGAGGCGCATCAAGTTCCTCGACCGTAATCAACCAAAATATGAATTTGGTCAGCGTCAGATCAAGTTGATGCAGAATCGTCAGGCTCTCATTCGAGTTAGCGAGAATGCATCGCGGCATGAATTCTACGAGCATGCTTACGGTGATTACGTCTACGGTGACCGCTCTGGCAACTTCATGGAAGTTACCCAGAGGGTCGTTGACCAGAAGGACCTTTCTGACGCTCTCTTCCTGACAAATCTTTACGGTGCGATGTACGTCGCGCTCAGAAATGACTGCCTCGAAGATTTTCTAAGTCTATCCCTACAGGATGGGCTCGATAAGTATTACAATAGAGAGTTGTTCGGCGATATCAGTATTGAGGTTCATTCGCCTGGATTTTTCGGAAGGCCTCTGCGCGACGCTGCTCTGGCTGGATACATCGCATCCATGACGGTGTTGGCCAGCGCGGGTGCCAATCCTGTCGCAGCAGCCGACGTCAAAGTCCAAAACTCTGCGAATGCGACTGTCTCGATATGCGATCAATCGCTTGAAGATGACCTTCAGCACAGCATGCGAATGGTCATGAATGCCGATCTCTGGTGGGAGAAAGTTTGCGGCAAACAGATGCTCGTGAACGACGCGGTGGGATTGAAAACCAAGGCACGCCTTGTGGAAGACGGCGGGAAAATTCCGATACCTGCACCATCACCAGTAGCAAAAGACTGAAAGCTCGCTATCTTCCAGGCGGGAGTTTTGGACAATGTCTCGTGTACAGCGCGTGGCCGACTGGGCCAGACGGAATCTGGGTAAGACCCTCCTAGCTGCGGCGACAGCTGGGATCGGTGTCGGCTGGACTGGTTTTGCGCAACTCGAGCAGTCCCGTGCCACCCGTTTCGAAGAAAGAATGCTGGCTGAGTATCAGAAAGTTGCAGCCTCAGAGCAGTCGGTCGCGATCAATTTGGAAAAGCTGACATTCAAGATTGCTTCGGGTAAGCGCCCGGAAGAAACGACTGTTCGTGAGTTGAATTCTGATCTTGTTCGAATGTACGTTACCCTGAACGATTTCAAGCTCGGCCTAAATCCTGAAGACTCCAAAAAAATAAGCGATTATCAGTTAGCTTTGACCAATCTAAAATCCGAAATACTTAGGACTAAAAAGCTGGCGGATCTTCAATACCTAGCGAGCCGCTTTGCAGACAGTCAGCGGGCGTTTGCTGAGGCAAAGCCAGTCATTGAGCAACGTATTGGTATATCGCTGCTGAAAAGCTCTTAGAAACATAGACGAAGGTTGTTTTTGAGGCACCGTACTCAGATCGGTTAGTCAGCAATCCCATCTCCTGAAACGCAAAATGGCCCCGCCCCGGCTTGAAACCGAGGCGGGGCCATTGTCGTATATAGATCATGCACATGGGCAGGGAGTGACGCGAAATGCCGAAGACCCTTTACGCATGGTCGGCCGTCGCCGTTCTAATGGTGATGATCCTCTAGTCGAGCTTGGCACGGGGGAGCGGAAACGGCCCGATCGTTGTCGGCAGGTTCCAGAACCCGTGCCAGGGCTTGTGCTCCACCGTCGAGAACCAGGTGGTGTATTCGGTGACGCAGCCGCCGAGCAGGCGCCACGGCCCCCAATCCTGCACACCACGCGGCCGATTCGTCGGCGTCCCCTCCTGCGCATCCTCGAACTCGAAGAACGTTCGGCGCGATCGGCCGTCCGGCGCGCCGTAGTAGATTTGCTGGCGACCATCCACATAGACCGCATCCGTGCGAACCTTGCTCATGACGCCCGACACGATCGCGTCTCGGCCGTCGCATCGCGCTGCCGTTTGCTGGAACGAGGCGAAGACCAGGACGGTGCCCTGACACTCCCCGGTCTGCGTCGAGACCCGGCCGTCGCACACCTGGACATCGGCGAGCACCGGCCAGCGCGCGACCTCGAGCCCGCCGATCAGGTGGCGCACCCCCTGAAACGTGAAGTACCCGCCCAGGAGAAGGCAGGCCGCGCCGACCGTAAGGACGACGCGGCGGAAGGCATGAAAGAACTCGCTCATTTGCTGTTCCCGTCAGGCGGCGCGATGGCGGCGCGGCGCCGGTGCCAGAGGTCGAGGATGAAGCCCGAAACCGAGACGCCGCCGATGCCGATCACGAAGCCGGACAAGCGCGACAGCTCTTCCGGCGTCGCGACGATGTTGCCGAACACCGACCCCATGGCGGGAATGGCGATCGGCGAGAGGTAGACGGCTGAGATCGCACCCACCACGATCTGGACAGCGCCGTCAGTCTTGGAGCCCCGGCGCGTCAGCCAGCTCACGCAGCCGCCCAGCCCGCCGGCGAGAGCAAGGCGAGCGTCGGCCCAGAAGGTCCATTCCATATGCGCCGTGCGCCTCTTTGCTGGATGCTTGGATTGCCGGGCGAACACGGCTTTGCGCCTATCGGCCGATCGGCCGCTTGGCCCGCCAGCGGCCATAGAGCGTCAGGCCGAAGCCGAACGCCTGCCCGGCCGTCGCCAGCGCGTTCACGATGTCCACCGTTTGCTCGGCCGAGATCGGTAGCTCGCCGACCAGCGGCTTGGCGATCGTGGAGAGGCCGGCGAGGATGACGCCCCAGGTGACGCGGCTCTGATACCAGGGCTCGGCGTTCGTCGCGTGCTGGACGAGCGGCGCGACAGCCTGGATGACGCCCGCCGCGACGCGCGGCACGTCCGCGCGCTGGAGCGACAGGCGAGGATTGTCGGCCGCGCTCTGCAACTCGGCGGCCACGGCCGGGGCGATCAGGTCTTCGGCCTTCATGATCTTCTGCGCTTCGGTCGGCATGTCCAGTCCTTTCAGGCGTCGAGGGTGAGGTATTTCGAGGCGACGAAGCCGAGGACGCCGGCAGGCGTTCGGACTTCGCTCCAGCCGCGATCGTGATCGAGGACGGCAAGGCGGGTGCCGCGCGGCAGCTTGCCGACGATCGCGCCATCCTCCGTCTTCCGCAGATTGAGGACGGGAGCCGTGACGATCGCCGCCAGCTCCATGGCGTTGGCGTCAGGAGCCTTCGCTTTGCCCTTCGGCTCCACCGGCGCCGGCAGATCGCGCGCGCCATCGAGGGCGGCTTGCACGTCGCGCCGGAAGCGATCGCCGACGACGCGCGGCCCGAACACGGACGGATCGAACGCCAGCCGGGCGATGTCCCATTTCCCGCGCTGGCGAATGCCGAGCGTTTCCTGCACCTCGGCGTGGGAGAGCACGGTTTCCGGCGTGACCGGGATCGCGTAGCGCCGGCACAGCTCGGCGACGATCTCGACCCCGGCCGCCCATTGATCGGCGGTGGTCGGGTGCGATCCGGGGTTCCACGGGCTTTCCTTGGCGCCGGCCATGGAAGCGAGGGAAACGCCGATCGAACCTGAGTTGCAGCCGAGCGTGTGGGCCGCATAGTTGCCCCGGATCGGCGCCTGGTTGGCCGAGATCGGAAGATCCCCGCGAACCACGTTGCCGTCGCCCTCCACGATCAGGTGATAGTGCTGGCGGTCGAGGATGGAGGCGACATGCGCCCCACCCGTCCAGTGCAGGATGACGCGCGTCATCGTCGCGGCCATGAGCCACGATTTGGGAAGAGACATGGAAGGTCCAGACGTGAAAAAGGCGCCACGCGGGCGCCGGGTCGGATTAGGATGATCGCCCCACGATGGAGGCCACCATGGAAGACGAGATCGAGGAGCTTGGAGATCGGATCGACGGCCTTCGCCTGATCCTGTCCGTTTTGATCGCGGAGATGCCGAACCGCTACGAGGTCATCCACAAGCTCCAGAAGGCGGAAGCTGCCGCCCGCCAGCGGAACCTACCCACGGGCGTCATTCAGGAACTGGCAGACCTCAGAGCCTCGCTGGACGTTCTGTGAGGCGTCAGGCCCAGCGGTAGAAGGCGACCGCCGCCGTCATGGCGAGCCGCCGCGCGGCCGAGACACCATCGGCCTTCAAGGCTTCGTTGAAGGCGCCAGCAGCGGTCACGCGATCGATACCGGCGATCAGGAGTTCGTCATGGAGCGCCGCCGCCTTCAGGAAGCGGCGATCGTGCGGCGAGAACACCCACCAGAGCGGCCGAGGGATCGAGACATCAAACACCGTCCCGGCCAGGACGGTGAAGGCCCAGCCCGACCCCTTCTTTCCGATCTCCCAGGTGATGGGCACGAGCACCCGGTAGCGTATGCCGTCCAGGCGCTCGAAGAGCGCCGGACTGTCCGTGTAGGCGCTCATGACGGCCAGTGCCGATCGTCGGCGAAGTCGGCCGGGATCGGGTCCATCGCCTTGAGCGCGCGCTTGGCCTCGTGGACCGCTTGCACCCAAGCCTTGCCGGCGTTCACGAGCGCAATCATCTGCCCGGCCGTCATGCGCCGATCCGTGCCGTCGCGATCGGTGAACACGAGGGCCGGCGCGGTCATGCCGGCGTCCTTCAGGTCGCGCGCCGTGTCCTTTAGTGCCAGGAGCACGAGCTGCGTTTTCTCCGATCCCTCCAAGGGTACGTCGCCGATCCCGTCCACCGCGAAGGTGCGACCAGCCAGGACGCGGCGATCATGCTCGGCGTCGATCGCCGCGCTGGCGATGATCGGGGCGACGGGCTCGAACCCGTCACGCACTGAGAGCGGGACGACGATCCAACCCAACCCCTCGAAACGAGGCACCTGCGTTTCGGGATCGAATTCGGGCAAGGACGTGAACGTGCCCTCGCCCTCGATGAAGTCGGCTTCCACGGTCTCGACGTAGAAGCCGTTTTTGGTGAGGTGAGCCTCGGCCATGTTACTTCGCCCTCATGTAGACGCGTGGCGGCATCGCCGTGGAGCGCATTGTTTCGGATATCGCGCCTGCGTTCACATTCGGCATACGCCGTTCAGTCACAGGATTGTATGCCCAGGTCGCGGCGAAGTAGGTGTAATAGAGACCTTGCCCGCTGTAGTACGACGAAGCCCCACAATGAGAACCCGTAGCGGTCGCGCCGAAGTCGTGAAAACCATAAGACGTGTGATTGACGTTGATAGTCGCGGCTGGCAGAGTGTCGTCGGTCGGAATCCAGAGGATGCCGAAACTATTTCCGCTGTTGACGATCTCCATCACGACGAAGTCGTCGCTGATGCCTTCTAGGTAGGCGTTGACCTTGTACGAACTCAGATCGTTCTGACTCTTGAACTCCCCAGTGGTCGTGTTGAGCGTTACCGCGAAAGTGCCGGTAGCGCTGATCTTGAAGAGGAAGTAGACGATCGAGTTGGTGATGGCGCAGGCCGCCGTCTCCAAGGCGAAATTGGTCGAGAGACCGATTGGGTTCTCCGAGACCTTGGTGAATGTCGTGAGATCAGTGGTTGTCCAGACGGCCATGTATTTGGCCTGAGTCGCCCCCTGATTTCCGTTTGCCCGTCTGTCCACTACGGACACGAAATAGAAGCAGTTCTTCAGCTTGCTCCACCGAAAAGCGACATGCGAAACGTCGTTATCGTTTCCGCCCGCTCCGTAATAGGTGGTTCCGTATCCGAGAAGGTTGGGCGCAGTGACGTAGCTCCACGAGGCGCCGAAGTCACGACTGACGAGGAACCCGTAGTAGAGCGAGAGGACGATATATCTACCGTCCGCAGACTCTTCGATGACGTTGACGGGTCGGCGGCCCTGCCCCTGCCTCCAAAGCCTTTCTTGATTGACAACAACGTCGGTTGCCCCGCCACCAGCCCCCGAATGAAAGTTAAAGCTTCCTAGGGGACTCCAAGACAGCCCGTCGATAGTCCGCAGGATGCCGATCCCCCCCGTACTCCCGTTGAGGCGTGCAGCGATGAAGACGGCTCCGCTCTTGATCTGCCAAGAGAGCATGATGTCGGCCGAACTGGGATTGTTCAGGCCACCAGTGTTCGGCGTATCGAAGGCCTCCCACTGATTGAACGCCGACGTAGGCCTCAGGCGGAATACGCGCTTATAGCCGTAGCTCGCGGACACGGACACGATAGCCAAGATCGTTCCGTTGGCGAGCTTGTAGAACCCACCCCCGGTTCTTTTCGCTGCGTTCGGTTCTAAGCTGATAATGTTTGACGTTTTCTCGCCAGCGTTGATCGTCGCCGCGCTCGTCGTGTCGAGATGAGTGATGAAGTCCTTGCTTGACTGGAAGTAGATAACCTCTTTGTTCCGCATTATGGGTCGCAGAATACCCATTCCCTCCGTCATACTTCGGGCATTGATGTTAGCGGAACCGTAAAATGCGGGCGAGCCGATGTCCTGAGCTGTGACTGAGCCATAGATTAGGTTCACCCACCTGTCGCCATCTACGACCAAGCCGACATTCGCGCTGTTGTTGCCGCTGCCGATCTGCGACGACTGACCCTCTGGGAACGCCGTGCCAAACCCCTTGGGGTAGGCGGGCAGAACGTTCGGAAGGTCGGGATAGCTCGCAAGCGAGACGATCTGACCTTTCGCTTCAACCCAATTTTCTCCCGGCGAGGTCTTCGCATACTGCGGCCAGAGAATGTAGCTTCCGATCGGCGAGACCTTGCCCGCCGCCGCAGTCGTCGTGTCTTTGATCCCTTGGAGGATAGGCCCGAGCGTTTGGGCGTTGGCGAAGCCCAGGCCTGTGCCGCTGTTGATTTCGGCGGCGGTCGCTACCGTGATCAACCCCAGTTCGTAAGCGGTTCCGGCCGCGTTCACCCGCAGAAAGCGGCCTGCCATCTCAGCCGTGACGGCCGGGAGGTTGAGGCCCGAAGCATAGGCGCCTGCCCGATCAGCCTCGACCTTTGCCCTCCCTACCTCTGCCTTGGCGTTGACGACCTCCGCTTTCGCCTTGTCCACCTCAGCAGCAGCCAGCGCAACCTTGGCCGCCGAGTCCTGCGCCGAGTTATAGGCGTTCGTCGCGGCATTCTGCGCGGCCATGCGCTCGGCCTTGGCGCTCGCCGCTTCCTGCGCGGCCAGGATCGCGGCCGAGCTGGCGGAAAGCGCCATGCGCCGCGCGCCACGGGCGACGATCAGCGCATCCACCGTCTGGCGCATCTGATTATCCAGATACCCGTCGCCGCCGAAGCTGTAGGCGTCGCCGCCATTGGCCGGGTCGAGGATGTTATAGCGCGGAATGCGGTCGAGAGAGGCCAGCTCTTCGTTCGTCCAGTCGGTGTCAGCCATCAAAGCGCCTCTTCGAATACGAGCCCCACGCCCATGCGCAGGTAGACGGATTGCTCCAGCGCCGACGCCTCGCGCAGCGTCGCGCAGATCGTGGTGCGGTGGAGGTTGATCGTGTCGGCCGGGTTGCGGATCACGATCATCTCTTCGGTGATCCCGGCATCTGCCAGAAGATCGAACCAGCGCGAGAACTCGGCCCGTTCCTTCATGTTCTGGAAGGTGACGGCGATCCGGCGGCGCTTGCCGCGCCGGTCATAGTCGCGGAAGCCGCTGAGAGCCTGCGACATGCGGCTTTCGTCCATGGTCGTGAGCGTCGCGCCATAGGCATAGTTGTGTGGCGGGTCGAACAGCGACCCGAGATACACCTTGCCGATGTCGAGGAACCCGGCCGCGTTGGTCGGATCGACAAACCGCAGGCGCCAGTAGCGCGCCCGTATCTGCGCCGGCAGGATCAGAAGCGCGAGCGTTCGCACTCGGTCGAGGTTTTCGGCGAGCGGCTTACGGCTCCACCAGTTGGTTTCGCCGAAGCGGATTTGCCCCCGGCTGTAGGCGACGGGATAGACCTCCACGGCCCTGCCCTCGCCGTTGTAAACGGGATCGCGCCGAGCTTCGTCGCGGAAGCCCTGAAGGACCATCTTCGCCGCCACGGACAGATTGTGGTTGAGCACGGCGAGGCCGCCGATCGTGCGCAGCCGGTCGAACGTGATGTCCAGAACGGTCCCGCTCGGATCGACGCCTTGCGTCCGCGCCACGCGCCCAGCGTCGAGATCTTTCAGGGCATCGAGCGAGAGATCGCCCGCCGCCCATTGTCCGCCCGTGAGCTGCGCACCCGGCACGTAGTTCGGGAAAAGGATTTTCAGGCGGGACGGATCGTTTCGCGCCATGTCACCCCCACACGTCCAAAGTCGTCATGTTCTCTTCCAGATTTTCGAGGATGCCGGCGACGACCAGCGGCCGAGCCGCGACCAGCCCGAAGCGGCCGACATCGAGCGCGACCACGGAACTGAGATCGACCCCGGCCGCGCGGCTGGGGCGCACCTTCACCGTCAGCCGATCCCGATAGGTCGAGTAGAGCCCGGCCCACCAAGCGGCCATCGCTTTGGCCCCGGCCACTGTCACCAACATCGTGTCGAAGGTCATTTCCGGCGCGTTCTTGTGGATCTCCGCAATGTCGGCCGAGGCTTGGTTCTCCTGCCGCCATTCCTCGGTGACGAAGGCCACGAAGGTCGGATCGGTCTGGAGCGCCGTGCCGGACAGGCTGTCGCGCGTGACCACGGCATGGTTCAGCGAATGCCGAACGATGATGTTCTTGGCAGGCACCCCGCGCCCATCGTCGCCGGTCGGCTGGCGCTGGAGGCCAGGGCCGTCATCCTCCACCAGATCGCTGCGCCGGAAGACGCGGGCGGGCTGGCCGCTCGGCGCCCGGAACCGCACGATGCGGAAGAGGCCGAGGCGATCGGGCGCGATCGACGCGCCGACGCTGGCAAGGATCAGCGTCACGGCATTGAGCGTCGTGACGCGGTTCGTGCCCGGCCAATAGCCGACCTCATAGGGCGCCTCGGCGTCGAGAGCCGCGATGTCGGAGGCGAGGAAGTCCACCCCCTCCACCAAGCCGGTGCCGATCAGGATGCGGCGGACCACCTGCCCCGCCGTTCGCATCGCCGCGCCGCCGCCCTCCACGGCGTTCACCGTGACCTGTCCGCTGCGAACGACATTGCCGCCGAAGCGGATGAGGCCGAGCGCGAGGCAGGACGCCCAGCGCCCTTCCGAGATCGTGGCGGATCGCAGCGCCGCGAGGGTCGGATAATCCGCCCCGGCCGCATCCACGACCGCGCCCTTGTCGCGCACCTGGAGCACGGCCGAGAGCTGATGCCCGACGCCATAAATCTGCGAGAAGCGGTTGAGCGCGACCGCCGGCACGTTGAGGGGCGCACCGTAGAGGAGGACGCGCGGGGCACCCTTCAGGTCCTCGCCGCCCTCGGCCTCCACCTTCGTCGCGTCCGTCGTGGTGCCGGCATAGGTGAGCGGCTGCAACGGCTTGTCGAGAAGGGCGAGCCGCGAGCGCAGATAGAGTTTCACGGCATCCCAATCGAAGCCGATCTGCTCCATCGTGCCGCGCATGTAGGGAACGCGGTCAGAGAACCGCGTTCGTCCATCCTTCACGGCCGAGATCGTCAGATCGTAGCCGTCGAAGGCGTAGTCACGCATCCGGTCGAGCTCGCCGGACATGTTCATGATCTCGGCCGTGCCGCGATCGACCTCAGACGCCCCCGTGGTCCGTCCGCCGGTCCCAAACAGGTTGCGGCGGTAGTTCCCCGGCTGGGTGATGAAGGGGTCGAAGTAGACGTTGGCCGGATCGTCGCCGGGGGCTGTGCGATAGCCCCCGGCAACATCGGTGAAGCGAAAGACGCGCAAGGCCTTCGTGACGCGGTGGCGTCCCGTGACTTCCATCAGAAAGGGCATGGGGTTCCTTAGGCCGCGTCGAGTTCGAGCGCGTCTCGCGTTTGCTTGGCGGTGCGGTTCCCCTTGCGGAGAACTGCCCGCGTTTCCTCGCCCTCGCCATGCAGAACCATGGCGAGTTGATCGCCGAGCTTTTCGACGGTCGTTTTCAGGGAGCGGATTTCCGCCGCCATGCTGCTTTCCCCGCTCGCGCGGCTCGGCAGCTCCCCGCGCGGATAAGGGTCCGCGACAAGGGCAGGCAGGCGGCGGGTTTGCCGGATCGCTTCCAGATTGGACGGGCCGATCGCGCGAGTGGCGCCCGCATCGAACACGAACTCCTTCCCGTGAACCGGCCCACGCACTTCCGTCGTGGACGATCCGCCCGTGTATCCACCGGCCGAGAACCCCCGCCCCTCGCTCTGGCCGTGAAGGCCATAGTGAGCCGAGGCATAGGCTTCCGGCGACAGACCGGCCGGGAGACCGAAGGTCTCGCCATTGCGGATCGCCGCCGCCACGTCGGCGTTCTTGGCAAGGTAGGAGGCGGCGCTACCGTCGCCCCAGACCTTCCCCGATCCGCCGCCGCCTCCGGTTCCAGCGGTGCCGGGAACCGTGATCCCCGCGTCACGAGCTGCCGACGCCGCTGCCGCAAACGCCTTCATCGCCTCGGCGAGGGATTTGACGCCCTCGTTCAAGCCGATCAGGGCTTCATACTGTTTGCGGTTGGTCTCCAGCGTGTCTTCGGCCACCTTGATCTGGCTTTTGAGGGCCGCGAGCTGGCTTTCCGAAGACGAGAGCTGCGAGCGCGCCCATCCTTCGCTCTGATCGAGGGTCCTGCGAACCTCGTCAAAGGCATCGTAGTAGCCCTGGCTGGAGGCGTAGAAGTCGCGCGCCTCCGTCAGATACTCCTGACCCGCTCCCGTGAGCTGGGAGCGAGCCTCTTCGTCGCCGGCCTGCGCCTTGGCCGAGAGGTCGAGGAACTGCCGACGCGCCTCGGCCAGCCTTGCGGCCGGGTCGAGCGTGGACAGGCTGTCGTCCACGAGGATGGACTTGCGGAACTGCGCAATGCCATCCGCGAAGGTCTTCAAGCTGCCGGTCGCGCTTTCCAGCTCGGAGATTTCGTCCTGCCGGGCCGAGATCAGATCGTTGAGACGACCCGTCTCGACTTCATAGGCGCGATCGAGACCCGTGCGGGCAGCGGCGAGAGCCGCCGCCGCGCGCTCGGCCGCCGCCGTGCGGTCGAAGGCCTTGAGCGCATCCGCCCCGAACTTCGCCGCCTCCACGCGCTCCTGCGCAAGCCGACGCTCCAGAAGGGCGAGATCGTTGCCGGCGTTCTGCGCCGCGAACAGCCGTTCCTCGTAGCCCTTGACCGCACTCGCGATCTCAGACGCCGAAGCCGTCACCGTGTCGGCCGAGAACTCCTTCACCACCGCCGCCAGCTCGGGGAAGCGCTGGACAAGCTCTTTGAAGGCGTCGCCGGTCAGCTCGGCCCCGTTCACGATGTCCTGTGCGGACAGGCGGAAGGTCTCGGCAAAACCGGACGTGTCGGCCCCGAGGAGCGCGGCATCCTTCTGGAGCCCGGCGAACTCCGCGATCATCTCGCGGGCGTCCGTCAGATACCCCTTGCCCTGGAGATCGAGCAGCCGATCGCCCATCGACTTCTCGAAGTCGCCGCGCATCACGGCCTTGCCGGCGGCGAAGTCGTCCGCCACCCGCTTGGCCGTTTCTTCGACGCCGAGCCCGAGCTTGGGCAACGTCGTCTGAAGCTGTTGCGCCGCCCCTTCCAGCGAACGGAGATTGCTTTCGACCGCCGATAGCTCCTTCGCCGGATTGAGCACGGAAAGCGCTTGATCCTGCGCGCCCTTGCGGGCGATGGCGACGGCGCGGTCCCGTTGCTCCTTCCATTCGATCTCGGCCGCGGCGAACGGCGCCCCACCTTGCAGGCCGTTGTCGGCCTTGAAGTAGGCGATCTCCACATCGTCGAGGTAGCCGAGAAGCTGCTTTTGGAGCTGCTTGATGGCGGCCTTGCCCTTGGAGAACGGACCATCCATCCCCGCCCCGGCCATGAGATCGGCGGCCATGCCCTCGGACGCCTCGCGGAAGTCCGAAAGCTGCTTCTGGACGTAGGCGTAGAAGCTCCGAGCGGTTTCAACCAGATCGCCGTTCTTGGCCTTGTTCGAGGCGGCGTTGAACTGGTTGAACTGCGACTGGATGTTCTGGAAGTCGGTGCGTATGTTGCCGGACTCTTCGCCCGACAGATAGCGGCGATACGCCTCGTACTGTGGCTGCATCCCCTCCCACTGGCGCCGGGCTTCCGCTTCCTCTTGCTTCTTTTGCTTCCGCTTGCCGAGAAGGCCGCCGAGGATGCCGGCGACGGCCCCGATCCCGGCCCCGATCGGTCCACCGGCAGCGCCGAGGAACGACAGGGACGAACCGATCTCGAAACCACCCATCGCGCCGTTGAGCGCGCCGCCGATCGGAGACGCGCTCTGATAGCCGTTCGAGAACGCCCCGATCAGACCGCCGAGGCCCAGAAACGCTTGCTGGCCGCCCGAAAGCTGACGCCCGGCGCTTGGATTGCTCGGCGTCCCCGCATCGAACTTGCCGCCCGAATAGCTTTCCGGCGTCTGCGTCCGAACGACTTCCTTAAGGCCTTGCTCGACGCCCTTCGCCACCACGCGTTGATCGGAGATGACCGAGGCAGCGCCCCGCCCCCCACGAGCACCGGCAAGCTCGATATGCCAGTTCTCATTGGAGAGCGGAAACGCGAGGCCGTACTTGCCGGCGTTCGCATGGACCCACTGGCGCGCTGAGACATTGCCGTAGCCGAGATCGGCGGCCATGCCTTTGTTGTGCTGCGAGTTGCCCGGAGGCGCGACCCACTTGCGGGCTGCCTCCACCGATCCGTATTTCTTCAGCGCCGCGTCGAAGAGTTCGGCCTGACGAGCAACCGAGCGAAAGCCCGAATTGATCGTCAGCGCAGAACGGACCGCGCTCGGCGCCGCCTCCATCATGTTTGTCAGCGCTGACGCGAACTGCGAGTTGAGGCCCGCGATATGCGACTTGTTCTGCCCAGAGCGCAGAAGCGATGACAGGAGGTTGGTCGAGACCGACTGCGTGACGCCCTCGGCGAGCTTGGCGCTCGCCTGACGCATGGCAGGTGTCGGCACCGGCACGAACGACAAGGCAGGGGCACCCGCCAGCGACGAGCCAGAGCTTGAGCCCGCTCGCGTCCCGCCCCCGGTAAGGGACGGCAGGGACGACAGGAAGGACAGGAGGCCACCTGACGAACCGGACGAGGTCTTTCCCGTCAGCCCGTCGAATAGCTTGCCCCAGCCGGACGAAGCGAACTTCCCGAAGAGGTCGCCAGCGACACGCAGAAGCCCGTCCAGCGCGTTCTTGCTGGACCCGATGGAATTCGCCAGATCAACGAACGCTTCGCGCCCAGCGTCCCGCATTTCGTACAGAGCGTCGTTCGCCTCGTGAAGGCGTTCGTTCACGCGGAGCTGGCCCGCGTAGACCTTGCCCTGCGCACTGTCGAACTCGACGCCGATCGAGCGCAGTTGATCCGCGATCCGCTGATCTTCCGGCGAGCGGAAGGCTTGCTGACGATCGAAGAGCAAGTCACGTTCGAAGTTGAGGCGCTGCGTCGCTTCCGTCAGACGGCCCAGCTCGGCCGCCTGTTCGCGCATCTTGTCCGTGAGCGTCACGGTGTCGGCGTCGAACCCGGCCGAACGGGCCGCGTCCTTTGCCTGCGCCAGGAGCTGGAATTCGGCCTGGAGCCGCGCGACCTCGCCGGCGGACTTGCCGACCAGATCGTATTCGAGCTGCGCCTGTTCGATCTGGCGCGCCGTCGCCTCGCCTTGCTGGCGCTGGCTCTCGGCCAACTGGCCGCGCGACTGCGTCATCGAGAGGGTGCGAGCCTCTTCGCGACGGCGAGCCGCTTCCGTCTCGCCTTCGCCCGCTGCCAAGGCGTCGATATATGCTCGCTCGGCGGCCGTGTTCGCCTTCTGCGCCGCCGTGCGATCGTTGATCGCCTTCAGGTCGAGTTCGTACCCGTCGCGACGGGCCTTCTCTCGGCGCTGAATTTCGATCGACGCCGCTTCCAGTTCGGCGTCACGTTGCTTGCGACGGTTTTCTATGACCGCCTCAAGGCCAACCGTCTTCTCAAGCGCAGCGATCTCGACATCCGCACGCTGGCGAATTTCAGCCAGCGTGCGTTGATCGGGCGAAAGCTTCGAGTTCGCGAGCCGGTTTTGCGCGTCCGCGAGAGCTTCCACGGACGGACGAGCCGCTTCGGCCGTCGCCGCGTTGGCAGCGTTCGCGGCACCGACCACCTGACCATAGGTCCGCGCCGTGGCCGTCGCTTCGTCAAAGGCGTTCTTGATCTTGTCGGCCGTCGTCTCGGCACTCGGACCCAGTCCGTCGAGAACCCCCATCGCATCACGGAACGCCAAGGCGTTCTGCGACATCCGCTGGATCTCCGGATTGAGCGCCCGGATCGCCTCACGATTCGCGTCGATCGCCTTCTGACTGTCGGCCATGGCGGACGAGAATTGGAAGAACGCTTCGATCGCCTTGCGGATCGGATCGTCCTTCCCCGCCGCCGCGTAGGTCTCGGCGAGTTCCTTGCGCAGCGCGATGACATCGCCGCCGCCATCGCGCAGCTTGGCCCGGAAAGCGTCGAGTTGCTTCCCGATCGGCCCGAACTGAGGCAGCGACGGAATGGCGGACGTGTCGTCCGTGCCATAGAGCGACGTACCGGTATATTTGCCGCCGCCCACAAAGGCGCGCTCCAGCGCCTTACGCTGTTCGCCGATGATGGTTTGGAGATCGCGGCCGACCGCGCCGGCCTGGACGCCGAGCGAGGAAGCCGAAGCGTCGCCGAGTTGCTTGACGCGATCGGCGAGCCCTTCGTACCGATCCGAGATCGCCGAAAGCACTTCGTCGTGCTTTTTCAGCGTCTCCGTGGCGTCCGGTATCTTCTTGCGGGTCGCCAGCGCGAAGATGCCGGCGGCGGTCGTGATCGCCGCGAAGCCGAGACCGATAGGACCGAGAGCGCCCACCACCGTCTTGCCGGCGTTGATCGTCGCCAAGCCGATCGCGGCAAGGCTCGACTTTATGCCGCCGCCCTCTTGCAGGACCTGGACGACCTGACCGGCCTGCGAGGCGATGATCTGGAACGGGCTCGCGCCCATCGCCAGCATCGTGCCCACGTCGTTGATCTGATAGCCAAGGCCCTGCATCTGGCCTTGGGTGAGCTTCAGATTGTCGTTCGCGACGCCGAGCCGCTTCGACTGTTCCGTGAATTCGTCGTTGAGCTGTCGCGTGCGCCGGGTGACATCATCGTCCGTGAAGGCGCCCGAGGCGCGCAGCTCATTGGCTTCCGCGATCCCGGCGCTCAGTCGGTCCTGCGCTGCCTTCAGGTCTTCGAAGCCGGCGCGCAGCTTCGTCGCGCGAAGGTTCGCCGCCTCCATCGCCGCGGTGTTTTCGAACCACTCGCGCACCGCAATGCGCGTTTCGGCCGACAGCTCCTTCTGGCCCGCGATGATCTTGTGCAGGCCGGACATGTCGGCATTGGTCGAGATCTTGAAGCCGGCGGATCGGCCGAACTCGCGCGCCAGGTCTTCCTGCGTCCGCGCCAGCTCGGAAAGGTTGGCTCGGCTATCGAGCGCCGCGCGGTTGACCTTGCGCAGCTCGGCCTCGAAGCGATTGAAGGCCTGCGCGCTGCCAACGAGGCGCTTGTTCGTCTGTTCGATCGCCGCGATCGGATCGCGCATCGAGCGCCCGACATGTTCGAGCGCCTTGCTGGCTTTCTCGCCCGCGCTTGTCGCAAGGCCATGCGCCTGCGCGAGGGATCGCAGATCGGCCTCGGCCTGCGTCAAGCCCTCCGTTCGACCCCGAATGACAAGCTCTTCGACGCGCTGTTCGGCTCTCGCAGCCATGACCCCTCCACACAAAGGAAAGGGGCGGCCCCGAGGCCGCCCCTAATCGTCGTCATCGTCCGAGGCCCCGCCGCTGCCGAACAGCATCGTCATGGCGCGGTCAGCCGCTTCGTTGAACTCTTCGTCCGTCTGATCTTTCGGAGGAGGATCGGGAACCTTGAAGCCGTTCAAGCGGAGCTGAAAGCGCCGCTCCTCTTCAATGTTCTCGCGTGCCGTATCGATCGCCACCCGGAGGCGGCAGAGGTCGCACGTCATGATCTCCGTATCGGACCAGTTCGGCAGCGAGGTCAGGGCGGCCCTATAGATGGACCGCCACAGCTCTTCAGGGGTTATGCCCCGTGGCCGTTTCCCTCGCCGTCGCCGCCGTTATCGTCGGCGCCGCTGCCCTCGCCGTCGTCCCCCGGCTTGCGACCGCCATTGTTCAAGAGCCCCAAAAAATCGACAAGCGGCTCCGACAGCTTCGTCATGCCGGCCTTCCAGACCGCTTCGTGAAGGTCCTTCGTGGAGATGTTCTTGGCGGTGATGATGCCCGCCTTCACGACGGCCTGATAGGTGCCGAGATCGCGCTTCATCAGCCCGTCGAAAGCGCTCGACAGACCGCCGAACGTCGCCGACAGCGACGTGGCCGCCTGGAGACTGGGGCGCAGGATATGCTCTTCGCCGTTGAGCGTGATCGACACGTCGCCGGACAGCTTCTCATGGAGAGACATGGGACATTCCTTCGGGTTCGGGATGGGTGCTTCGGGCTGGGGAAATGGAGGGCGACGGCGCGCCCGAATTCACGCCGCCGCCCCTTCGTCGCTCGCGAGCGATCGGGGTTAGGCAGGCATTTCCGTGACGGGCTTGTCGTCCAGCTCCAGCGTGATCTGGAGCTTCTGCGCGTCGTTCGAGCCGCCGAGTTCGTTGGAATTCGACATCACGTAGGCCGGGAAGTAATCGACCCGCCACTTGCCCTTGCCGATCGGCCGCTCGACCTTGATGTTGAAGCGATCGTCGGACTCGACGGCAGCTTCCACGGCGATCTGACCCGGATCGTTCGGCTGATAGTCGGCCGCGATGTTCATCGAACCGTAGTTGGTCGAGCCTTTGGCCTTCTTGGTCACGCCGCTGTTGACATGATCCGACGTGATGAGCTGGCGCGATGCACCGTAGGCACCGATGTTCGTCAAGCCGTCGATAAGGATGTAGGCCGTATCAGCCTTATACTTGGCAAGGGTCGGTTCATCGTCGGCCACAACGCCGATCGAGACCTTGGCTTTAGCCGTTTTGACAATGCGGCCCATGGCCGTCACTCCTTCGTTTCAGGCAACAAAAAAGCCGCCTGAGAGGCGGCCGTGGATGCTCGCGGCTTGAGCGCGAGAACGGGAGCGGCGAACCGCTAGAGGGTCGAGGTCGCCCCGCCCGGCTGGTCGCCCGTGGCGGGCTTGGTCGGGGTGCGGTTGCGCGGCGAGGTCTCGGGAGGTTCCGCCGGCTTTTCCGGCTCGGCCGGGATCGCTTCGGCGGCATCGTCCTCGGCCAACGCGATCAGCCCGGCGCGCAGCTTGGCTTGGACATGCGGGTTATCCGCCGACACGTCGAAGTCGTCGGTTTCGCCGATCGCCAAATCCTTCGATCCGCCCTTGGTCGGAATGACCTGATGCGTGTCGCTCGTGTTCGTCAGCCGGGTCATGGCCCCGCCTCCTCTTGTTGAAACTGGAATTCATACGGAACGGCGAACGACAACCGAAAGAACGCATCGGTTTCGTTGCCGTCATCCACGACGGGCGAGCCCGGCGCGAAACACACGACATCGCCGAACTCTTCACCCCGGAAGATCTGGGCGATCTGTTCGGCCCATTCCGGCCCCGATCCCAGCCCGTCGCCTTTCGGCACGGACAGGACGAAGCGGAAGGCACCTTCCTCCATCCACCACTGTCCGCCGGGCGCGCCGACCGTCGCCGGGGCCGAGCTGGAGAACGGGAACTGGAGAACCACGAAGGCCTTGAGGGTGCGATCGGGTCCGGGCTTGCTGTTCACTGGAACGATCGGGCAAGCCGCCTCTTGGAAGCCGGCCTTGAAGCGTTCGGTGACGGCCTGGATCACGGCAGGATGCGCCATCAGTAGGGCCTCACGAAAATGGTAGGTTGCCGGCGCCGCCACTCGTCCAAAGCCGCCGCTTTCAGCTTTCGCCGCCCCGGCTTTGCGCCAGTCTTGTCCGCCCATTTGTCGAGCTGCGCGGCACCGACCAAGGGGAAGAACCCGAACTTGATCTTGGCGACGTTGCCGAACTTCCGGGCCGCCACGGTCGCGACCGCCTCGAACACACCGTCAGGGGCCTTGGGGCTCCAGCCGTATTCGATACGCCGCGCGTAGGGCTGAACGTTCGAGAACGAATAGACCTTGCCGTCCGGCAACGGCCCCTCGCCCGAGAACGGCTCCCCGTCCACGTAGAGCACATGGCTCTTGGCGTACCGGCCGCTGGCAGTGGGGCTGGACTTCACGAGCATATCGCCGATCCAGTCCAGCACCTCGCGCAGGAGATCGAACCGGGCAACGATCACGCCTTCCGGCTTGACCGAGGTCAGCGCCGCGCCCTCGCGCCCGTCCACGATCTGGCGATGACGCGCCAACTCGCCGTCTCGCCCGTTCGCGATCTTCGCTTCCGTGATCTTCTCCAGCGCGAAGGCCGCGAGCTTTTCGGACCGGCGGCGCTCGCTGAGGTGCGCCGATAGCGATAGCTCCAGATCGCGGAACACAGGCGAAACTCGTGCCGCCATCACCGCCCCCCTGCCGTCGCTTCGTAGGCGACCAACACGCCGTCCACGCGTCGCTTCTGATCGTCCACGGTGTTGATGTAGAGTTCCGTGCCGTCGATCAGCGCATGGTCGCCCTCGCGCAGCGGTTCGGCCCAGGTCACGTCCGGCGCATAGACGATCAGCTTGCGCTGCCCCTCCTGGACGCCGCCGACGATCTCGGCCTCGGAGAACCCAACCACCCGCCCCCGCGCCAAGCAGTCCGCCTCGCCCTTGCGGCGAAGGGTGATGCGCTGGCCGGTCAGATTGCGTTGGTAGGCGGATTTCATGCGGCGCGCTCGCGGCGTCATGGCACGTTCCCCCGGCGAAACGGCTTCAGGAGATCGGCGATCATCCGCGCGTTCGCGATCCCCATCTGTTCGGGGCTGTTGAACGCGGTTGTCGCCACACCCTCCACTGTCTCGCTGCGGATGCGCCCGTCTTCCGTATTCGCCCGAAAACGATGGGCGACATCGAGAAGGATCGCTTGCCGGATCGCGGCGGGAACGTCCTCAGGGTTCGCACCATAGCCCGCCGTGAAGGTGACCCGTAGAATGGAGGTGGTAGAGACGCCGACCTTACCCTTGACCCGCACGAATGGGCCAATCGCGTCTTCGTCGAGAACCAGATCGGCAGGGGTCCCGGCGCTACCCCACCCGAACACCTCCCCCGAAGCCTGCGAGACATCGGGAAACGGCAGTCGGTAGAGATTGCGGCAGTCCGGGGCATAGTCCCGGCGCCAGACTTGGCTGATGAGCGCCCGCCCCAAGCTGCCACGGTAGCCGTCGAGGCGATCCGTCGCGGCTTCGATTTCGAGCGCCAGCAAGTCGTCTGCCTCGCCAGCCTCAATACGACAGGCACGCGCGGCTTCTTGAACGGAAACCGGCAACAGGGCTGGCTTGGAAACCCGGATGGGCGGGCGCAGCATTGGTTAGCCTTCCTTCACTTCGTCCGTCGTCTGACCGGCGAGCGCCTTCGCGACAGCCTCGGCACCCGACAGCGTCGGATCGTTGAAATCGATCTTGTTCTGATCCGCCGTCGTCGCCGCGCGCGGGTCGTTATCGACTGCAGGATGGGACGGATCGACATCAGGGACGATCTGTACGGGCGCGCCCGAGGGGTCGAACTCGCTGGCAGGCGCCACGCCGGTATCGGATTTGCTCTTCGTGACCATAAAGGCCTCCACATGAAAAAGGCCGACGCGTTAGCGCCGGCCTGTTGCAGGAACGTCCTTCCCCGCCCTTAGGAGGCGGAGACCTTACCGGCGCGCATGGGCTCGGGGTTGAAGACACCGCCGCCGACACGCTTGGTCGTGTAGAAGCCGACGAAGGGTTTGTTCGTCAGCTCGTCACGCAGCACGAGGATGCCGCGACGATCGACCACGACATAGGTCGCGGCCATGTCGCCATAGAGGTAGGGGATCGCCCCGGCCGCCACGTCGGGCATGTCGGGCACTTCCACGATCGCCTCGCCGACCAGAGTGGACGGGACGCCCGCCGCATAGCTCGGTTGCCAGAGGTAGTTGCCCTGCCCATCCTTGAACTTGCGGGCGGAAGAGACCGTCTGCCGGTTCATGTAGAACTTGGCGTTCGGGCGGAAGGCGGACGGCACGTCCTGGACGATCGAAATGAAGCTGTCCGCAGAGAGCTTCGCAGCATCGCCGGTCACCACAGCCTTGATGGCGCCGAACGGATGCTTGGCAGCGTTCGGCCCGCCCGTGACGTATGTCAGGATGCCAAACGGCTTGTTGACCCCATCGCCGGCGATGAAGGCGACACCTTCCTGCCGCGAGAATTCCGTCTCGACTTCGCCGCCGAGCCAGTCTTCCAGATTGACTTCCGAGTCTTCGAGAATGGTGCGCGTGACGAAGGGAAACGCGTACATTTCGCCGGTTGCGAAGTCGAGAACCGACAGGGTCGGCGTGGTCGTCGCCGGGCGCGATGCGGTCTCGCCGACCCAGCCCGAGCCGACATTCCGGTCGCTATAGAGCTTGCGGAAGCCCGCCCCGGTGATCGGCTGGACGAACGCGTTCTGGCGGATCGGCGAGATTTCCTTGAGCCGCAACGTGATGCTGCGATCCCATTCCACCGGCGCGAGATAACCGCCATCGGGGTTCGAACCGGCCGTCATGGCAGCGCGAGGGCCTTCACGGTTCGCCGCCCGCAGACCAGCTTCATCCGTGCCGTGACGCATGAAGGCGTTCCAGCGATCGGTATAAGCTTGATCCTGCGGGCGATCGTTACCGTCGCCGGGCGAGCCGAGCGTGCCAGCGGCGAGCTTGGCGTTGATCTCGTCCAGCGCGGCCTGGAAGTTGCCCACGGCGGCGTCGATGCGCGTGACCTTTTCGTCAACGACGACATCGGCCTTGGCCTTCAGGGCCGCGTCGTTGGCTTCTTTGAAAGCCTCGAAGGACTTCTTCAGCTCGGCCAGAATGACCTTGGGATCGGAGGCGTCGGCGCGCACGCCGAGACCCGAGATGGCACGAGGAACAGGCATGGCAGTTGCGAGGGCGAAAGAGCCCGGAGCGATATGTTTCATGGCGGTTGCCCTTATGAGAAACGGAAGGTCAGGAGATCGGCCGGGAGACCCGACCATTCATCGCCAGCGCCGGGCGTGGCTTCGAGGGCAGCGTCAGGCGTACCCTTGATCTTCTTGATGCGCTCGCGCGCCTGCGTCCGGGTCGAACCGGCCGACACGAGCTGCAATTCGAGGGCGCGCAGTTCGTTGACCTGCCGGTCGTTCGACTGCGCGCCTTCGTCTGTCTTCATGGCGTCGGCGGGCAAAAGAGCGTCGGCAAAGCCCCGCTCGATCGCCTGACTGCCGGACATGTATGTTTCGGCATCCATCCACTTCGCGACGGATGCGGCGTCCTGCCCGGTGCGGGCCGCGTAGAGGTCCACCATCGCTTGATCGAACGGCGCCAGCCATTCGGCAGTCTCGGCCATGTCATGACGGTTGCCGACCGCGAGAACCCAGCAATTGTGGATCATCAGGAACGACGCGGCCCCGATCTCGATATGGTCGCCGGCCATGGCAATGATGGAGGCGGCGGACGCCGCCATGCCCATGACCTTGACCGTCACGGGCTGGGGATGCTCGCGAAGCACATTGAAGATCGCGATGCCCTCGAACATGTCGCCGCCGGGCGAATTGATCTGGACTTCCACCGGCCTGTCGCCGATCGCGCGGAGCTGCGAGGTGATCCGCTTGGCCGTCACGCCGCCGCCCGACCAGTAATCCTCGCCGATCACGTCGAACATGGTGATGACGTTGTCGTTCGTGGCGACGGCCCGGATGCCGGCGGCGTCCCTTCCCCATTCGTCAAAAACGGCGGGCTTCGTGAAGGCGTGAACATCCTGCCGGATGGGCAGAGGCAGCGCAGCCGGGCGCGCCTTCGCCATCACTCGCGGGCGAGTGCGAAACTTGCTCATGATCCCAATCCTTAAGGGTCGATCTGCGGCCCGCCGTTGTGGCCCATCATCGGATGCGGGGGCGCATCCCGGTTCGGCAGGTCCAGAACGCTCCGAACCTCGTCAACATGCATCCAGGGCTGATGGCCGCCGGAGCCCAGCGCCTTCGCCAGATACTCGCCCTGGTCTTTGATCGAGCCGCGCAGGAGCGCCGCCGGATTGAACTTGGCGGCGTACCGCCCGCGATCAGCGCCCACCAGCAGCACCCGGTCGATGGCTTGCTGCCAAGCCTCGAACCATGGGTTCAAGCCGTACTGGACGAAGAACTGCCCGAGCGCATCGATCCCCGAGCCCCAGCTCGTTTCATCGATCATCAGGAGCGGCCGAGGGACACCGAACACGCGGGCAATCTCTTCGATTTGCCGCCCGCGCAGCTCGTTCGACTGCGCATCCTTCGCCGAGGTGCCATGCACGTTCAGCTTCGTGCCGCCTTCCAGGACCGGCGTTTTGCCCGCATTCTCCGCACCGGCATATTGCTCGTTCCACGAAGCCACGAGGCGTTCATAGGCTTCCTGCGACATCTCTCCGGGCGTTTCCAGCGTCGCACCAACGAAGCTGCCGTTTCGAAACAGCCGCCGGATCGCAAGATCGGCGTCGAGAGCCAGGCGCACCGCATCCCGCGCTTGCCGAAGCATCGACACGCCCACGATGCCGTCGAGAGATGGGCCGCGAAGGTGCAACATGTCCGAAGCGGGGATCGTCTGACGGCCGCCCTTCGGCGGCTGGTACTCGTAGACCATCTCCCAGGCATCGGAGAGTTTGGCCGTCACCCGGTCGGGATCGAGCGGGATCAGGCGGATCGGCTTTCGCCGTCCACCTTGCCTGAGGTCACGAGACCAGACGATCTGCGCATAGGCGTTGCCCTTGGTCAGGGCTCGGAGCTGCAACAGACAGCGGAACTCATAAGCCGTTTGCCAGCCGTTCGGCTCGCTATGCAGGAGAGCGAAAAGCGGGTGATCCGTGGCCTTCTCTTTGGTCTCCTCATCGATCAGATGAAGCGGCAACATGCCAATCGTCGTTGAGATCAGCATCACGCATCGGAACACGGCCGGGTTTCGCAACGCCTGTTCGACGTTCACTTCACCCTCACCCCAGAGCCATGCGCCACCCCGAAGGGTTTCCATGACAACAGGGTCCGCCACGAAGGGGGCAGCTTCGGCCTTCGGCCCGCCGCCGAAAAGGCGCTGGAAGATACCCATTACACCATCCGTATTCCTCGGGTTTCATAAGGCGAGCTGCGAGCCGCCTGCGGGTTCAAGCTCATCACCGCCACGGCGTTGAACATCGCCATGGCCGGGTCGATCTTCGCGTCGCCCGCGTTCTGTTTTGTCGCCCGGATCGCGGTCGCGGTCGGTTCGATCCGAAGGTTGCCGACGCACCAGTTCATCAGGTCACCGCCAGCATGGAAGAACGTCCCGTTCACGAGCTTGCGCTCGGCCGTCTTGATCGCGTTCATCAGGCCGAAGCCTTGGGACACACCCACGAGGTTCTTGGCCTCCTGCGTGACGCCGATCTCGGCTAGCGCGTCCACTAGTCCGCCGAGGCCCGCCGGATCGACCGCAACGGAAGCGAGAATGCCGCCATCCTTCACGCGCTGGACGATGGCGACGATCGCCGCGAGATCGGCGAGCTCGTCGCCGACGATCGTCAGCTCTTTCGCTCGCTCGAAGCCCTCCAAGAGGGTGGCGATCTGTTTGCGGCGCTTCAGCACGCCCTTGTGGCACCATGCATGGGACCACGAGAGCCAGTGTTTGGTCTCGCGATCCCGCCCGACAACCGTCAAGCCGAACAGATCGTCCAGGCCGCCGCCGTCGATGCCGATCGCCGCGACCTCGCAGCGCGAGATCAGTTGGTCCAGCGTCAGCGCAGTCCCACGTTCGGCCCAGAAGTCCGCGCCGGCCCAGCGGTCCGTGCGCATGTTCGTGCTGATCTCGACATTCAGGTGTTTGGCGAGGAAGACGTTTCGGGTCTCGGCGCCCTTCTCCATCTCCTTGCGCAGCTCGTCTTCCAACCATTCTTCGCTTACGGAGTGCCCAAGGTTCGGGTTCGTCACGTAGAAGTTGGCCGGGTCGAGGAAGGCTTCCGCCTCCACCATGGCGCGGGGGAATTCGTAGATGATCGGCAGGAACTTCCGATCTTCGATCTCGCCGTCTCGCACCTTCCGGGCATAGTCCAGCTTGTCCTTGAACACCCCTGCCGGCGGCTCGTCGCTCTGGGTCGTAATGTGGATCAGGAAGCCTTCCGACCTGGACACCATGCCGCCCGTCGCCTCGCGCAGCATCGCGTCGGCACGGGCGCTCTTGCCCAGCTCCCAGGTCTCGTCCACGAGGATGAAACCGGCCTTCTTGCCGACCACCGTTTTCTTGTCGGCCGCCACCACCTTCAGCGCGGCCCGCGTCTTCAGATGCGTGATCGTCTTCAGATGGTCCTGAATGAGCAGGAACCCGCGCTCGGCGGAATGCAGCTCCTGGTCGATCCGAACCATCTCGGCGGCTGGCGTGAAGGCGTTGTTGGCCGCTTCGATCGTCGGGGCGAGGATCAGCAGCTCGTTCGCCATCCGCCAGTTGCGAATGAGCGCCGTCAGCATGATCCCGGCCGCCACCGTCGATTTGCCGTTCTTCTTGGACACGCAGATGAAGAACTCGCGGATCAGGCGGATGCCATCCGGGCTCTGCGCGCCGAAGATCGCGGCCACGATGTCGAACACCCAGGGCTCGCCGATCTCGCCAAAGGTCGGGCACCCCGGCACGTCCACGACGCGCAGGGATTTGAACACGTCGAGGGCCGCTTCCGCCTTGTCTGGGAACAGCGGCGGCGAGGTGATGAGGGATTGCCCGGCGACGATGCGCTCTTCCCAATCGGGACATGCCGTCGTCCAGTCCATCGTTCACCTATTGCATGTGGCGCCGGGGCGGCGCGGGCACCGCAAACCGCCCTTGGCTGGTCTGCGCGTCCGCGTTCGCCTGCCGCTGCTCTTTCTTCCCAAGGGGCTTGGATTTCTCTTCCTCGGCCTCGCGCGGCTTGAACCGCGCCGCATCGGCCGCAACCATCATGTCGTTGCGCTCCACCACCTTGCGCAGCTCTTTGATGGCGCCGACGTTGCCGGCGTTCACGCCTTCGAACAGCTTTTCCACGATGCGCAGGTCCATCCGGTCGCGCGCCATCTCGCGTGTCTTCAGTTCGGCCGCGTAGGCCTTGCGGAGCGTGGGCAGGCTTAAGCCCATGCCGTTCGCGATCCGCTCATTGCTCCAGCCGAGCGCCAGCCCGATCAGAACCTTGTCGCGGCTTGCTCGCGTCGGCACATGCGCGGGCCGACCCCGCCGGCCATGACCGGGCGGGATGGGATCGCCGAAGAGATCGACGTCATGGGACATGCCGAGCCTCCCCGAAAACAAATCGCTGAAAACTGAGGGCGGGAACGCTGAAAGCCCTGTAACGCAGGGGTTTCAGAGCGGCGCAGGCCCGACTCGGCCCCGAATTTTCGGCCCGCCGGAAATAAAAAGTCCGGGTGTAAGCCCCTGAGACGGTGGACCCCCCAGACGGCCAAACTTTGCATTCCCCCCCACCTCGCTCTATCAAGCAGGGCCAGTTGGGCAGCAAACGGAGTCGCGTAGACAATGCCCCGCTGGAGCACGAGCGCCGCCGAACTCGATAAGTCTCATGCCGTGATGGATGGCATCGTGCTGTCGCTTGCAGGCACGCTCCAAGTCGTTGAGATCAATGGGCATACGACTGTCGGCAAAGTAGCATCTCTGTTCGCTCAGTTGAGCGAAGGCAAAACCAGCCGTGTGGCCCATTTCCTGCTGAAATATGATGGTGGCGAGCGTTGGATTGATGCGCTGGACGTTGTCTCCGTTACGAAACTTCCCAATACCGCCGTCTGGCCCTGATTGTTCGAACTTACCGAGCAGGTTTTCCCGTTCGCGCGCCGCCTTATTGCCGTGACACGCTGCGCAAAGACCGACGAGGTTCGAACGCTCCAGCGGTGCGCCTCCGCCCTCAGCCGGACATCTCGATATCGCACAAAGCTATCGGCATCAGACGTCATGGCCATCTCGTGCCACATCCTTTGATGGATGAGTCAGATTGCACGAAGCGGCCTCCTGCGACGGGAAAGCGTGAGGATGGAGATCGATCAGGTCGCGAATGAGTTGGTCGCGACAGATCAGGAATGGAAGATAGCAGGCATCGCCGTGTGCAGGATCGTAGCGCTCCAGGGCATGCACGAGATCGACGGCCTGTTCAGGATTGAGGCGCTCAACGCGGAATAATTCAACCGCCACCACCAGATCAACGAGTGCAGTCGTGGAATTCGTATCAAGTGTCATGAGGACGCCATTCATTCGACTGGCATTCTCAAATAGCCCGATAGATGCAGTTCTTTAGGCCTTCCCCGTAGAACGGGGCGCATTTCTAGGGAGGCGTCAAACTAATCGAGCGAAACGAAGCCGGAACCCGTCCGACCCTGTCGTTCCAACCTAACCGCTGCCGTCTTCTTGCCATGGCACACTGCGCATAGGCCGATGAGGTTCGACCGCTCCAACGGCGCGCCTCCATCCTGAAGCTCGATGATGTGATCGACGTAGATGCGCGTATCCGTCTTGCCGCACCGCTGGCACGTCCGCTTGCAGGCGCGTTGCACCTCCAGTCGGATCGCCTTCCAAGCCGCCGACCCGTAGAAGTCGAGTGTCGGCTTGGCGGAACGGACCATCGCATCGCCCCGGATGGCGACAACAGAGCGGGTGGAAAGGGTGCGCAGGGTCGGACGCAATGTTGGCAATCTCGCCATAGCATCCTCCAGATACACAAAAACCCCGCGAGCGCTTCCGCTCCGGGGTCAGTCTTCCTTAGCATGGATACCTACGTCAAATTCCAGTCGCACGTCAAGCGGCCTTGAAAGGCTCCCCGCTGGCGCCTGTGGATGGACGAACGTCCAGCACGCGAGGCGATGGATCGCCCTCCTGACCTTCCCACGGCCATAGGGGAACGCAGCACGAGACATCGAACCGGGCGAGCTTCCCTCGCAGTTCGCGAGCCAGATGATGCAGCGCCAGCGCCCAGGCCTGATACTCGATACGAGCCGCCACCAGTAGCGACGGGCAAGGCGAGAGGTAGTGCTTGCGATAGGCGCCCGCGTAAGGCCGCCGACCCTTGATGTTAAACCCATCAACCTCGCGAGGACGCGCCACCTCGCCCGCCCTCGCCTCATTCACGACCCGGAACCATGCCGGCTTGCCGTTCGCGCCCAGAACAGGGCGGCGTTCGATCCGCCCGTGATCGCGCCAGGGTAGCCCCCGATCCGCCCAAGCCTGCCGGATCACCAGAGCGGCAAGCCGATCCCCCTTCGGAATGGCGATGTCCCAACCGTTCCTGTGCGCGCCCTCGCGCTCCGCATCGGTCAGCACGAGGTCCGTGATCTCGGCCAGATCGCCAAGGGCATCCCATCCGTCCGGCATCGCGATCGTCCAGTCTTCGAAGCCGAGAACCGTCTCATTCACGAGGATCGCATCCGGGTCCGGGTAGACCAAAGGCCGATCGTCCGGGGCCGGGCCAGACGTGTCCACCCGAACCCCTAGGACGGCAAGGCGAGCGATCGTGTCCCAGGTCGAGGCCGAGGGAACCGAAATGCGCTCGAACCCCTCACGGAAGTCCTCCAGCTTCGGCATCTCCTCCCGGTAGGTCCATGCCAGCAAGGCCCTGATTTCAATCGGCTTACGGTTCACGGAAGGGGTTTCCTATGGTGGTTTGAATGGAGGGTATGGAGGAGAAATGGAGAAGGATGGAGGATGATGGGAAAGGCGGTTTGTCGTGTATTTCCGGTGACTTACTCGCCGTCATGGTGAGGCTGGAGGTTTGATGCGCTTCGCGCTCGCCTGTCGCCCGCAGCGCCTATGTGCGCTCATCGCGCCTATACGCGAGACCGGCCCCAGACCATCCAGCGCCTTGCAGCGCAGGGCTTTGCGCTCGCTCCACTGTCCTCCTGACTTATCCATGGTCCTCCATGTCCTCCATTACGTGCGGTAGGCAGAGCTTTCCCGTTCCCTCAATCGAGGGTTCGGGCGTGTCCAAAATTCGCGATCCCCTGCGCCTGGAGGGGCTACGGCGGTCTTGGCATCGTCAGTGTCTCCGTGATGGCATCAGACTGGCCGTATGCGGGCTCTGGCGCGGCGCGAGGCTGATACGGGCGCATCGCTAGCCCTGCGCCTCGTCAGGGCCGCCATAGCCCTCCGGGTAGTCGTCCGCGTCCTCTGGCTCGGCCGTGCGAGTCGGGCGCACCGGGACGTTCTCCAGGCGGATGCCGACATAGCGCCGCCCGTGCATGTCATCGACGCGCTCGAACTTCTTGCCCATGATCGAACCGAACTTCACGCCGGAGATCGGCTTGACGGCCGAGTCGAGAGCCCAGGCCACATAGGCGTCGTACAGCTCGCGGGCGCGCACGAACGAGGCCGGGTCCACCACGACGCAGCGGTTCACGAAGGCCGACGAATAGTCCATCTCCGCGCGATACTTCTGCGTCTCCTGGACGACATCGTCCGGGATCACGAGCCCTTCGCGCAGGTAGATCAACGCGCCTTCGATCAGCCAATTGAGAATGCCGGAATGCTCCGGCGCGAACTCGCCCACGACCTCTTCGAAGTTGCGTTGCCGCCCGTCCGCGATCGTGATGGGCCAGCGAATGACGGTCATGCGGCGCCAGATGCCGTTATCGGTGCCCGTGATCTTCGGGTAGCCGTTGCCCGACATGTGCGCCGTGAAGATCGGCAGGAAGTCGAAATACCCCGAGAACAGGTCGCGCACCGGGATCGCCTCGCCGCCCGTCAGGCGCTTCACCAGATCCTCGCGAAGCGGATCGCCCTCCGGCAGCTCCGTCACGCGCAGGAAGCGGCGGCCATAGAGGCGAGCAAGATCGGGCGAGGCCTGCCCGCTCTGCCCCGCGCCGCCCGTGAAGCTTTCCGCTGGCAGCGTCACCGCGTTGCCGCCGAGCACCCGGCAGATGACCTCCAGGGCGACGGACTTGCCGTTCGCGCCGTGGCCGTAGTGGAAGAACAGCTTCTGAACGGTGATGCCGAGCAGGCCGAGGCCGAATGCGACCTGGAGCAGCTTACGCTTGGCCGGGTCGGGCATGAACTCTTCGAGGAAGGCGAGCCAGAGCGGGCACGTCGCCGCCGCCTTGTGGGCTGTGGGAATGGTCGAGGTGATATAGTCCTCGCGGGAATGGCCCGCCCTCACCTTCACCTTCGCCATCTTCACCGTGATCGTGTCCGGCGCGTCCTCCGGCGCGTCGTCGCGCTCGAGGTCGGGATTGACGATCTTTTCCGGGCCGTTGCGGAAAGTGAGCGTGTGGCCCTTCACCGCGACCTTGTAGTGGTTCGCGTCGAACTCGTCCGGCCCGCGCATCAGGAGCGGCGCGGCGCATTCGAGCATCGCTTTCAGCTTGCCGAGGTTCTTGGACGACACGCCGAACTTGATGCGGCTGGCGCACCGATCCATGAAGCGCTGTTCGATCTTCTCGGCGAGCTGGATGCGGCGCGTGTCCTCCGGGGTCCGCTCGGCCTCTTCCTTCTCGCGCGCTTCCCTCGCCTTGTAGATGACCTTCATTTCGGCATCGGTCATCATCAGATGATCGGCTTCTTCCGCGATCCGATCGCCAAGGAGCTGCGCCAGGGCGAGCGCGGCGGTGTTGCCGGTTTCGATGTCCCAGTTCGTGCCGTTCCAGACGCCATAGGCAGGCGCCCGGCTCTTGGCCTGTCGCATCACGGTAAGGTCGATCCCGAAATGCGCGATCAGCCGCTTGCCGTTGTCCGCGTCCGAATGGTCGCGATGGGCGCACCATTCCACGATCTCGTCATCCACGAGATCGGTGCGCTCGGCGCGCGGGATTTCGTCCGGCCGCGCCGGGGCGGCCGAGCCGTCCGCGTCGTCAGCCTCTTCGGTCTCCGGCTCCGGCACCATGGCCGGGCCGTGCTGGAGGCGCGTCGCGGCGACCAACTCGCGTAGATACGCGGCGTCGGGGCTGTCTTTCTTGGCCATGCTTACTGTCCGAAGGATGAGAGGGCGAGGATGTCGGCGAAGTCGGAGCCGCGCGGTGGCCAAGCAACGGTCACGAGCGCGCCGCTGGCTTCCAGCCGCGTTCGCGCCCGCGCCATGGCCGAGGCCGTGGCGTGAACTTCGCTATCGCCATCGGCGAGGAGGAGGATGTCTCGTGCGCCGGGCGGCGCCTGGAGAGCTTCGTCGGGCGCTTGTTCCGGCTTGGGCGTTGGGCTGCCGACCCACACCGGGCGCAGCACCCCGTTCCGATCCGCCTTTTTCAGCGTCGGGTGCGCAAAGCGCCCCTTGGCGTCGGCCGGGCCGGCGAGGTTGCCGAGGTCGCCGGCGCTCGCATAGATCGTGTCCGCGCGCGGCCCCTCCACGAGGGCGATCGCCAGCGTGTTTTCGATCCCCTCACCCACCACAAAGCGCGGCCGATGCGGGTCGGGCAGGATCAGCCCGTCCAGCTCGAAGAACCCGACGAGCGGGATCATGCCGCCTTTCTTCGTCCCGCGCATTTTCTTGCTCGGAAGCGGCTCGCCTTTGGGGTCTTTGGGGTCGATTATCAGTGGCCGGAACTTCGGCCGCCGGTCGAGATCGATCCAAGTGAGATGACAGCCGATCACATGACCGGAGGGCGCGACGAAGGGCGCGACCATGGCCGGGCGCGTGAACAGCTCCACGGGCACAGCGCGGGGATCGCGATCGTCTTTCCCGTGCCAGTAGGTTTCATTCGCGCTCGTGCGCAGGAACGGCGCGATCGGCAGCTCGTGCGCGTAGCAGTCCAGGCGCCGCGCCAGATAGACGACATGCTGCCCGTCCGGCTTGGCATAAAGCCATTTGCCGCGCGCTCTGGCTTGTTCGGCCGCGCGGAAGTCGTTCGCCTCGCGGTCCCGCTTGGCGGCGGCCTCTTCGTTCTGGCGCTTGCGCTCCGCGATACGAGCTTGCCGCTCGCGGCGCTCGTCTTCGCTCTCGGTCGAACCGTCCGGCACTGGACGGCCAAGCACGGCAGCGCAGGCCTCCAGAAAGTCGCCGGCACGGCTGGCGTCGAGGCCGAGAACATGCGCTGCCAGCCCGATCGCGTCACGGCCGCCAGCCGAGCCCCGGCAAACCCATGCGGGCTTGCCGGGATTGACGCCGAGGCGATCCGTGCCGCCGCAGGCCGGACAAGAGCCGATCAGCTCGCCGCGCGCGATCCGGTCACTGAGATGGGACAGCGGAAGGTTCGAAAGGGCGGCGGTCAGCTCGACGCCACGCGCCTCCTCCACGAAGAGATCGCGGGCACTGGACTGTGAGCCGGTCACGCGGGCTCACCGCAGATCAGGGCGCGCGGCACGAGCACGGCGGGCGCGTAGACGCGGCCGAAGCTCATACGCTCGCCACCGAACGCGCCGGGCAGGCGCATCAAGGCACCCGCCCAACCGTCGCACCAGTCGCTGTCATCGAACAGGCGGGACAGGACCGGGTGCGCCGCCGCCACGGCCACGAAGACCGAAGCCGGCGCAGGCCGCACCACGACGCCCATGGCGCGCAAGGGCCGCTGCATCGGATGCCCGAAGCCGGCGCAGCGGATCGCCGTGCCGATCGTCCCGTCCCCGATCGTCTCGGCCGCATCTACAACGCGCGATCCGAGCAGAAACGCGAGGCACCCTGCCCCGTCCTTTGCGGCGCGCTCAAACCGATCCGGCAGCGCGCCAGTGTTCGTCTTGCCCACGACGGTCAACGGCCTCCCCTCACTTGTGTCTTGATGCTTTTGAGATACGGGCGCTCGGCCAAGACATCGCCGGGGCGGCGCCACGAGCGGCGTCCCTCGCGTTGGGCGCGATCCTCGGCGCGATATTCCGAGGCGAGGCGATTGATGGCTTGGAAGACCCCCAAGCCTGCCGCTTCCGCCCGCTCCCAACGGTGCGCCATGTAGAGATCGTACAGCTCGGCACCGCGCAGCTTGCGGCGGTTGTTCCATGCCGCGCGGCAGCGAGCGTCGCAGAACCCGCGCGCCTGGACGCAAACGAGAAGCGGCGCGCCGCATTCCAAACAGGCGAGTACACGGCCCGTCACAGAAGCCTCGCCATGCCGTCCGCCGTGCGCTTGGCTACCTTGTCACGTTCGGCCTTGAGAAACGCGCGGACGCGCCCCACCGTGAGCGCTTCCGCTCCGGGGATCGTATCGAGAAACAGGAACCCGTCAGCGCCGCGCCACTCAGCCGCCGCGATGTCGCAGCCCGCCACGCCCTTGCGTGCCCAGGCGGCATTCATCGTTGCAACGATGTCGGCGATGAACGCCGAGGCATTCCCCTGCGGGTCCTTCATGCCATCGGCCGCTATGATCCGCAGGGCCGCCGTCATGCCCCGAACTCCACGGCGTCGAGAACATCGCTCGCCACCGCGATCAGCTCGCGCATTTCCCGTGCGACAGTGGCGCGGTCGAGCTGGTCAACCTTGCCGTCAGCCAGGGCGGCGAGGATCGCCAGCTTGCCTTCCGCGCCCTCTTTCGCGAGGCGCGCCACGTCTTCGATTGAGAGCGGGCGGCGCACCCGCTCCGGGTCCGTCTTGTGCCGCTCCACCATCCATTCGGACACGATCGGCCGTTGCGCGTGGCGCTCCAGGATCATCGTATCGCGGACGCTCATCCAGCGATCCGGGTCCGAGATCGAGGTTTGCGCGCTGATGGTGGATGGGCTCCGATGGCCGAGGAGAACCTTGGCCGCCACGCAGCCGCCGACAGCCTCGACGAGCGCGTGGCCGGTAGCCTTCAGAGCCTTCAGATCGGGGGCGAGGTCTTCCATCATCGCGCCGCAACCTGCGAAACGCGGACGCCGGATTTCCCATGACGCGAAGGAGCTGCTTGCGCACTATGCGGCAGAGCAAAATCGTTTGCCGTCACGTTGCCGTTGGTCAGGTCGTGAATACGGCGAAGCACATCGGGGCGCGGGAAGCGTGAATGCGCGAGATAGCGAGAGAGTGCCTGCCTGGTCACAAACAGCCGTCGCGCACATTCCGCGTCGCTTATGCCGGCAGTGGAGATCCAATCAGCAAGGGTCATGCCCCCTTATGTCACCAATACGGTGACGACACAATGGAGTGTCACCGTTTTGGAGGATCGCAGACGCTCCAAATTGGTGACAGGTTCGGCCCGCATGATAAGGGTCAGAAGCTTGTGACTAAGGGAAAATCTCCCAACGGAGTTCGCAGGGCGCTAGATGCGTCAGGCATCTCTCAGGCCGAGCTCGCACGTTTGACCGGCGAAAGCCGCCAGCAGATTGGCCGGATCGTCAATGAAGAACGAAAGCTGGCACTGCCTATGGCAACGAAAATCGCCATGGCTCTGTCGTGCGATGTTCGCGATCTCTTCCTACCCGATCAGCTCGTTACGCCCGCCGAAGCCACAGCGAACGAAGAAGCTGATCTGAGCGTGAGGAAGGCTCGCATTCTCGATGAGATTCGAGGCCTCAGCTTTGAGCGTCAGGCCGAGGTTCTTTCGGAAGCGCTTGCGACGATCGCTCGCGGCGCGCGAGGAGAGCCGGAAACTGAGCGCTAAAAGCGTCGAAGTCCTTCCCTGACATTCGCTCCAGCGCCTCAGCGAGGGCAAGAAGTCCCTCCGAAACATCGGCATCCCGACGCATCCTCTGTTCCACCCTATCAGTGCGACAGCCAGGTAATTCGTTTCTATCGGCACCGCTTGAGTTCGAAAGTGTCTCCGGAGATCGGGGAATGCCAAGTTAGAGCCCGAGTGCTCACGTCGAACAGCGCGACACGGTAGCCGTCGGAGAAGCTTACCAAATACGAATTACCATCGCGCTCGATACGCACGATCTTGAGCGTCTTACCGCCGGGTGGCGTGTAGGTCTTCTCCGTAAAGCGAAATGGCGATTGGCAGGACGCCGGCCCCCCGCTCCATTTACCGACGAACGGCGCTGCCGCCTCGACCGGACCTACAGCAACCATCATTGCCAAAGCGACCAGTCCGATTTGAAAGCGCATCATTCCGTTCTCCCTGCCGTTCCGCTGACTGGGCTAGCCGGCGCTGAATGAGAACAAAATAGGAACCAATCCGTTCAACAGTCAATCTGCTACCTCTGATTCTGGGGACTATTCCACAACCAGCTATTGAAGGTTCTACCCTCCCTGTAACTCTTTTGGTGACATCGCTTGAAATGTCACCATTTCGGTGACACTGTTGCCCATCCCATCGGATGGAGCACGATATGCCTACGAGCATCGCAAAAGTGGCCAGCCCCTCGCTGGTCACAATTCCTGACCACCTTCACGCATCCCTGCGCCGCCTCGCTGAGCGCGCCTACCGTCGCGGCCCGCGCGCCTCGCTCGGTTGGACTGCGAAAGACGGCGAGCCGATCCCGGCCGATCACGTCTCGCAGCTCGCGATCCGCAATCTCTGCAAGGTCCGCCCCACCGGTCGGAACCGCATCTTCGACCGCGCCGAGCTGACCGAGCTTGGCCGCGAAGTGGCCGAGATGGTCTCTCGCGCCAAGGCAAAGGGGTCGGCCGAATGAAGCCGAACCTACACCCCGAACAGGCGAAGGCGCTCTATCGCGAGATCGCGAACGACGCCGGCCCGCGCCCCTCTGCCGCCCCGGCCATCAGCTCGGCCCCGTCCGATGACGGCGGCCCGGTCTCCGACAACACGCTGGAGCTGGCGATCACGGGCTTTCTCGCCCTGGTCGGCTTCGTGGTCGTGATGGCCGCTTTTCGGAGCCTCGTCTGATGCGCGCCACCCTCACCGCCGAACTGCGCGAGACGGCGCGCATCGTCAGGCATTTCCTTCCCCTCGGCCGCGTCCTTCGCGCCTCGGCCGAGTTCGTTGCCGTCGCTGGTATGGTTGGCGCCGTCACCGTCTACGGCATCGCCAGCACGACGCCCGCCGCGAGCAGCTCGCTCATGATCGCGGAGGCGGCACGATGAAAGCCTATCAGGAAAAAACTGCCGACTGGCTGCGCCAGTGCTTCCCACCCGAGGCGGCGACCGACAATGAAGAGCGCTGCGACCGCTTCCTGGAAGAGGCGCTTGAGCTTGTCCAATCTTGCGGCCATCGCCCCGAGCGGGCGCACCGGCTCGTGGATTACGTCTACGGCCGACAGATCGGCGAGACCGGCCAGGAGCTGGGCGGCGTCATGGTGACGCTCGCCGCCTTGTCCAACGCCTTCGGGCTCGACATCGAGGCAGAGGCGTCGCGCGAGCTGGAGCGCGTCTGCGAGCCGGCGACGATGGAACGCATTCGCGCCAAGCAGGCCGCCAAGCCGAAGGGCTCGGCCCTGCCTGTCGCCTTCGTCGAGGACACGTTGCCCGAGCCCGACCGCCTCGCGCTCGGCCTCCTACGGCTTCTGGAAGGCCGCTCCCGGTCGCACATTATGGAAGCCCTCATGAAGGTGACGGCGGCCGTGATCTACCAAAGCTCCAAGAACGCGACCCGTGCGCTCGGCGAGGTCTCCGGGCACTTCGCGGATATGGAGGATCGGGTCAAGGCCTACTATTCCGGGCTACGGGAACAGCCCTTCGCCGCGCCGGTCCCGATTTCCGGCGAGGTCCGGCCCGAAGTCGCGGCCTTCGCCCTGCGCATGGAAGCGCGCCTGCGCGAGAACGACCACAAGCCCGGTTGGAAGAACGAGCACCCGCAATGGCTCACGGATCAGAGTACCCGCCACGCGGCCAAGCTCGCCCTCGCCATGGACCGGCTGTTGAACGACGGGGTGCGCAACCTCGACGCCAACCGCAACGCCGTCCCAACCGCCGCCGCCGATCTCGCGAACTTCGCGATGATGGTGGCCGATGTCGTGACAGCGGGCGGCCTCGCCGGCAAGGCCGAGGGAGAGGCCGCATGAACCGCGACCAGCTCACCCTTGCCCGTCAGGCCCTCGGCCTGCCCAACCCGCGCCGGCAGTCCTATGCGAACCACTTCGT